TCTTCTACTACGCATTCCTGCAGGATCCCGTCCTTCGCGCTATGATGCTTTCGCATGGTGGCGGCTCTTACTTCAACGCCTGGAACGGTAACCCCGGTCCACAGGCTCCCTGGAGTAATGGAGCGATGGGTGCAACTGGTCCAAGTGCTGGCCAGGCGATTGTTCCTGGTGGTACGGGAGTCGTTCATGGTGGCACCACAACTGGTGTTGCTGGTCGAAGCAATACTGCTTCTTCCGCTCCTGCTCTTCCTGGCTATCTGCCCTTCAACTTTAGAATCCTAGTATCTCCTCTTTGTCCGTTCGATCCAGAGCGTAATACGGGTGATATGTTCTTGCTTTCCAGCGGGAATGTTGGTTTCCATCTTGTAGACGAAGAGCCTACTACGGTTGAGTGGCGTGATGAGTCTGTTGAAGTTGTGAAGGTTAAGATCCGGGAGCGTTACGGCTTTGCTGTTGCTCACGAAGGCCAGGGCGTTGGCGTTCTCAAGAACGTTAAGGTCGCACCTAACCACTTTAGCGGTGTTGTTAATCCGATACATGGAGCCCCCTTAGTTCCTGTAGACGTTGATGCTGCTATCGACCTGGGCTAAGTCCGAGTAACTGATATGTAGTACTCCCAGGGGGCGGGGCGAAAGCCCTGCCCCCTTTCGCTTTATGGATAAAACATGAGTTTGTTTGATACAATGATAGTCGAAGAGGAGAAGAGGCTTAAGGAGAAAAAGTTTAGGAGAGCTAATCCTTTTGAGAACGCTGTGTTCGATGAAGGTGAGTTTATAACTATCAAGTCTCAAGTTACTATTGAACCGATAGTAGAGGAAGAGCCAGATGCCAGCACCGACAGTAGACCTAGTATACCCGACTAGTGGTGCCACAGGGATTCCTGTTGCACCAAGCATAGAGATTACATTTAGCCAAGATATTGATCTTGCTAGTGCGAAAGCTAATGTCGTAATTTATGGTGCTGACTTTGATCAGACGTCAGGTCCCGATTTACAGACATGGATTGATAACGATACAGGGAATAACCCCTACTTTCTTAAGTCTCCTGGATTTCAGGGAACAGTTCCTTGTACTTATGAACTTGTATATGTAGATGGCGCTGGAGCAGCGGTTGACCCTCAACCGTCTGTTTACAATGAGAGTACAGTTGCCTATAAGCATAAGCTTATAATCAAGCCTAAGGAGCTTCTAGCTCCTGACGTTAAGTATAACGTTTATATCATTGGTGACGCAGAAACTGGAACCTCTAAGGCTATATCTAACAGGACTGTTTACGATCCTGTAACTGGTGGAGCTACCTCTACTACTGCTGGTTTGGCATTTTATGGTGGGTACACTGGAGCTAGTGATACTCTAAATCTAAAGGTTACTACAGCGGGAGATATTGGAACCGCGAAGTTTAAGTGGTGGTACACCTCTAATGGCGAGGGCTCTGCTACGATAGGAAAAGTAACAACATCTCGGTTTAGAAAGCTTGAGGATGGGCTTCAGGTTAGGTTTACTGGTTCTGGCTTCCTCTTAGATGATGTTTACACCCTTTCGGTTTATGCACCAGTACTTTTGGCTAGCTCCTACACCTTTAGCTTTACTACTGGTACTGGATCAATTGAGAGTGTTCCCCTTACTGCTAGCACCTCGATTATCGGTAGTGCTACAGATCTTACATCAGAAGCAAATGCGCTTACGGTTACTTCAATGACTCCAGTCGATGGAGCAACTCATCAGGCCTTTTCTGGTAGACAAATCTTACTTACTTTCTCAGAAACTCTTGACGCTAGTACTATTACTGACGCTAATGTTACTGTAACTGCGTATCCAGTTTCTGGTGACTTTGTTAGTGCTGCTTCTGCGGGAGAGCCTAAGGAACTAGTTAAAAAATTAACGGTAAACGGTAATATTCTAACTATAGATTTATAGAGGTAGCTATGGCTTATTATAGAGAATATGCACCAGTTGGACAGACAATAACTCTTAGGGCTACTTTTAGAGATGGTACTGGGAATCTGATAGATGTAGATGCGGGTTTTCCTGATGTCTACATCTATGACGAGGATGCCACAGCAACTACAATAGATGCTGCTGTTTTAGCTAGCGACTTCTCAGGTGCAAGCTATACGATCGAGAGCGCCAGTGTAACTAAGATTAGTACTGGATACTATGAGACCACCTGGGCTGTCGGAGCTGCGTATGACATTGGTGTTTGGAGTGACCTCTGGGTTGCAGAGATTTCTGGCGTTCAGGTTGCTAGCTATTTCAATATCAATGTAATTAGCGGTGGCACTGTTACCACACAGATAGTCGTTGGTAACACGCTCATTGTTGTGTCGCTATCTGCAGATATTGCAGGCACCTCAGGTAATACCTTAAGTGAGGAAACTCACTTAACATTCTCTACGAAGTACAGCCCATACTATGCCTCTCCCGAGCTAGTGAGACTGGAGTGTGGCAACTGGCTTAACTCTATTCCTGATGACACAATAAGCCTAATGATTCATTGGTCTTCTATAGAAGCAGATATGATTGCTACAGCCTCAACGCAGGGTAACTATTTTGCAACCGCAAGAACTAAATTTGTAATCTATGATACTGCTTTAAGATGTCTAACCATACCCATTGACATGGGTGGGAAAGAAAAGAGTCTTGGCGATCTCATGATTAGAAATGACGGTAAGTTTAATGAAGTTATTTCTGAGCTGAATCGTAAGAGAGAGGAGTGGTTCCGAGTAGTTAATGCTAGAGCTACAATAGTACCTGGCCAGGGCTTTGCTCCTTCTGTTGCAGTCAAGGGTGCCAATGATCCCGATAGAAGACGTATGGGGCGTCTCTGGTGGTCTCCAAAGGATTTGTCCTACCCTCAGCCTGGTGCAAACACAAAGCTCCGCAGGACGGACATGAGACGGTTTAGAAAGGGTTTCGTTGATTTAGGACCAGATGAGTAACGGGGTAAATAGTTATGGCCTTCAAAAGAGATTTATATCCTGCCGGTGCAAAAACCGTATCTGTTAGGTCTACCTATGGTGGTGGAGAGATAGACCTGCGTCAGGAGTTTGATGATCTTATCTATGGTGGTGGCAACTCTATTCCACATGGAAGACCGTTTCTGACACGCAGGATGAGAAGAGATGCTGATAACAATCTCTTAAAATGTGCCTGCGTAGACCCAGCGACTAGAGAACCAGATGTATCTTGTGTATATTGTCTTGGAGAAGGCTACTATTGGGATGAAACATGGATAACTGGATACGCTACTTATGTAGGCGCTGACGGGGGACTCTCAAATCGAGCTAGGTTCTTACGACCTGGCATTGTTAGAGCAGATACAAAGGTTTTCTATTTTAGGTACGATACAGTATTAACTTATTACGACAAGATTGTAGAGGTAAGGCTTGATACTGAAGGAGATCCAGTAGTACCATACAACAGGGAAGCAATATATAAACCACAAACTATTATTAACTATCGCTCAGATAGGGGGCGAACGGAATATATAGCAGTATTCTGCCAAGAAAATGATGCTATAAGACCGGATTAACAATGGCTGAGAATGAAATTTCAAAACTTAGCGAAGAGGTAACCGCTTCTCTTTTAGAAGACGATGCAGTAAGAGTTTATATACTCGATGGAGAGACAGTTGTCTCTGAGTATTCTACTGCTCAGCCTCTAAGTAATCCGTACACCTTTGATGCAAGCCACTTTTTGCCGAATAAGCAAGTAATGGATTTGCCCAAATTCTTTAGTATCGCAGCCGACCTAATCAAAGATGCTCAGACTAGAGCCGGCGCAACAACCTTTGTCCAGCTTACAGAAGAATACCCACCGGAACCCTTTGATGACATAGGCGATGAAGTAATTGTCTATAGAGTTCTCAGAAGAGAACCTGCAAAGATGAATGCGAAGGGCACCGGAAGACCACATCGTAAGAGTACCCATTACTACGATGTCATATCACCAGAGTACCCTAACAAGGCAGTTGTTATTGAATCCAGACCAGTTGATCATCTGATTGAGTTCAGCTGCTGGGGCAAAAGCAATAAACTTGCTAATGCAAGGGCACTCTGGCTGGAAAAATTATTCGTTAATCATGCTTGGGCTTTCACCGTACAGGGGGTAGAAAGGTTCTTTTGGAAAGATAGAGGACCAGATACCTACATGACTAGTGGTGGCCAAAGACTATTTTATAGACCAGTAAACTTTTTTATGCGCTTAAGAGAATTTGAAGTGAAAGCAACCTCACTTGTTCGTCAGATCAAGATAGACTGGGGTTTAGCTGGCACCTATAGTTCTGAAATTAAAGTGTTCGATTTAAATACAGATAAATAATACAATCCTTTAGGAGGTTCCGATGGGATACGATAGCATTCCACGAGTTGGCGCGGGCTACATTGATGGCAGCTTCAGGGGCACAACGTTCTCAACACAACCGAGAATTCTTATTCTTGGCACTGCTAGTAAGGGCCTTAGCTACGAACTTTTCGCAGTTTCTGATCCAACAGCAGCAAAAAAAGC